TTCGCATATTCTTCAAGTGGCACACCTAATTTTTTAGCAATCGCTACTTGAGATGGCGTGAGTCTCACTGTTTTGCGTCCAGTTCTTGTGGTCCTTGTAGCAGAGGCAACTGTTTGGACGGGTTGCTTACCTCCTTGGACTTCTCCCCCATCGTTAAACTTTTGGGGAAACTCAGTTCGAAGCCTTTTGTCAATTTCTTCGTAGTATTCATCAGAAGATGGATTGTATCCTTCTTCTTCCACAAGTTTTTTGTGGATACCAAACGAAGCGTATGTCATGGCTTCATCTTTACCAAACCACTCATTTTTTTCCGCCCAAGCTTCTGCTTTAGGGTCCGGTTTTGCCGGTGGTGGTTGTTGTACATTACTTTGTACAGGTTGTTGTATTGTCTGTCCAGCATTTTCTTGAGATTTTTCGTATAATTTTCTTTGCTCTTCCGTAGCATTTATACGTTCTTGCTCAATAGCTAGTCTTGCTAAAGCTTGATTTGCCGCCACTTGTGCATCTACATCACCAGCAGATACTGCTTGTTTTAATGAGGCTTTTGCTGATTCAAGCTCTGATTTTACACGAGTTGAAAACTCGTTGACATACCCATCATCAAGTTTTGTAAACTTTGTTTGTAAATCATCGCGTTCTCTTTTTACTTGTTCAGCAAAACTAAGAGCTTCTTTTTCTCTGCGTTCTGCTTCACGAATTTTGTATGTTAATCTGTCAATACGTTTTTTAACACCGTCACTATACTCTTCGCGTTCATCTTTTTTTTCTTCTTTAACCGGTTCTTGTTTAACTTCAATTTCCGGTTCTTCTTTTTCTTCTTCTTTAGCGTCTTTAAGTTCGACATCTACAGATTTTCCGGTTGTGTCCAGATCAACCATAATGTTATCGTCCTTTATCGCTGTTTCTTGTGCTTCGGGCATGGGTTCCTCTCCATGTTAGTGTGTTACTGGCGATAAGATACTTTCGGGGTCATCAACAACTCCTAAAATTTCATCATCATTTAGTAAGCGTAGTTCTCCGCCCTCAATATTAAGACGTGAACCGGCGTATTTAGCAAATATTACCCAATCGTTTTTCTTGCACCATGCACCATTTGGAAAACGACTTTCATCGTTATATGCATCTGGTCCTACTTTTAATACAAGTCCAACATTAGCTGCGATTTGTGTTTCTTGCACTGTTTTATCAGACAGAATAACACCACCTTTAGTTTTGCCTTTACCTTGATGAGGTAAAATTAAAATTCTCCAACCTGTTGGTTCTGGTAATTTAGCTTCTTCTTTTTTCTTCTTTTCTTTTTTTACTTGTTTAGCACGCGCTTTTGCAACGTGTGTTGGTAAAATTAAGTTAGTCATTTTGCTCCTGTTTCTTTAGCAGGTCCGAGAGTTCCTGTTCGATATAGTTTAGAGTATCAAGTTGACCTAAATGATTTTGATAATCATTCCAATCTTTTACTTGATTGTTTAGAATTATCTCATTTATTTGTGTTTGTCTAGTCCTAATTACTCTAAATAGCTTCTCAGCTAAATATATTGCATCCATTTATTTCTTTTTTAATAATCCCATTGCACCTTTTCCAGCCTTAATGCCAAAGCTTGCTGAGCAAGCGATATATAAAAGATGTTTGTAGTAATCCGGAAGTGATTGCAAGGCAACAAAGCCTGCATGAATATGTTCCGTCATTCCGGGGAAAAAAACTAATGTCGCTGGAGCAAGTAAGCAAATTAAAATTAGCTCATCTTTCCAGCTCCCCTTCATTTGATCTACCGCCGATGCTTCCCATGCCACTTTTCCGGCGATCTGATCTTGTTTTAATTTAGTTGCTGCTTTAACTTCTGTTACTTTTAATTCGGCTTTAGCCTTTTTAGTTTCTACGAAACCCTTGACGCCGTCAGCGACGACGCCAAGTAAAGGTTTAGCTAAGAGTTGCCAGACCATAAGTCTAAGCTCCCCCTCCACCGATTTGACTGATTACAACAATCACTATAATAGCTACAATGCCTGCTTTAATCCAGTCTTTCATTTTCCAGTCCGACCATTCTTTCAAATGTGCCCATAAGTCTTTAACTAAGTTCATTTTTCCTCCTAGTGTTCAGTCAAATCAAAATCTGGTTCAAATTCGACTACTTTTATTGGATCTAAAATCTCCTCAAGTTTTTGTAATGCATCTTTTACATCATGTTCGCAATTTAAGCAACCACAATGGCATTTACCGCCATTACCATGGTGACATTCATGTTCACAATGTCTGCAACCAGCCATTAATGTATTGTCTCCTTTTTATATACGTGGTTCTCTAAATCTTGTGCAAATGCATAAAACATATCTGAGGTTTGTTCTGGTCCCAATATATCTAGATAAATTGTTTTTGCTACAACTAACAATGACGCACTTAATGCCATTGGGTCTTGCTGATGTTGATCAGCAAAAGCAAACACTTCATCTAAAATCTGTTTAGGTTTATTATTTTTTTCGTTTTTTAACAACTTTTTTCCTTTTTTTAGCAATGTAACCCCCATCTTTTGCCATGTATGTTGGCACTGTAGCACCTTTTTTCAACATTTGCGATATTTTTCTTGAACTTACAGGTGTTGTACCGGGTTGTCTTCTATATTTTCTCTTTAATTTTCTTATTATGTCTTTACTTAGTGCCACGTTGCCCCCTTTGTCCTGCTAAAGTTACTTCTGCTCTAAGATCTGCTTGATCTTCTTGGCTTTGTAGCTTTTCTTTGTCCATATTATCCTTTTGTGCTAATTTTTCACCTTCAAAATTAAGTTTTTCTGCATCTAAGTCAAGTTTTTGTTCTGCAATGTTTTTATTTTGCTGAATTTCTTGTGCACGAAGATTAAGTTCTTGTTGTTTTAAGTCAATAAGTGGATCAGAATCTTTTTGACCAAGATATTCTTGCTCTTCTGCCACTAATTCTTCTGTCATTGTTACAATTCTCTCCGCAATTTCTGTTTCATTTTGCATTTGAAACTGTTGCATTAGTTCTGGTGGTACTTGTCCACCAAATTGTTCTGCTTGTTCCTGCATAACTTGTGCATTTTTAGCTGTTATCTCTTCTCTTGCCATCATTGCAATGTGTTCAGAGATATGAGATTGCAATATGCCCATTGTTGGTGGATTATTCGCTACCAAAAATGAACTCATAAAGGCTTGGTGTGCATTTATATGAGCTGCATGGTTCTGTCCTTGAAATGCTTGTAGCTTCATCATCTGTAAAGCTTTTGAATTTTCCATTCCGGGATCTTCTGGTTGTGGTTGTTGAGGAGGAGGAAGTAACATGTCAATATCTCTTACACCTAGTGCTTCATACATACGTCTGTACGCTTCATGCATATTGTGCATTTGCGGATTTGATGTAGCCATTTGCATTTGTGTTTGTGCTAAAGTAACGCGCTGCGCCATAGAAAAAATGTTTGGATCAGACACTGGGAGTATATCGACGCGTTCATCAAAGTCTTGTTGTTTGATAATTCTATTTCCGCCTCTAACAGCATAAGGATACTCAGCAGGTAAACTTTCTGCAAATACTCTTGATAATAATTTAAATT